TGTCCTGGCAGCATGTATCGCTCTGAGTATAGTTGATTTTCACACTCCGAGAGATTACACAGGCCTAACAGAGTTCAGGGTGCTTGACGTATATCATCCGTATGATGCTACTTTCACAGATCGTATAAAGAGGATTAATCCATGATGGAATCTAAAATAATAATAGAGATCGAGTTGCCGGTAACCTACACAGCCTCAAAGGGATATCCTGCCACGCATGAAGACCCTGGATGCCCTGACGAGATCAATGATCTTGATTATTCAGAGAATGAATTGATTCGTCTTGTCAATACAGCCCTCGAGGATAAAGAAATTGAGGGAACCCTTTTGGAGGAAGCAAGCCAGGCAGGGCTGGAATATGAGTTTAAGAAAGCTGAATATCTCAGAGATCAAATGCAGGATAGATAAGGGGGAAGCATGAAGAAATATGGAATAATGGTAACAAACGGGAGTTACAGGCTATACGAGTCCGATTCAGGTGAAGTATTCAAGGTTGAGGATGTCCTGATCAGAGATAACAATCATGATGACTTTGTAACCGAGCTGTTAAAAGAGAAGGATGACAAGATCGCAGAGCTTGAGAAAGTAATTGCTGCGGCCCAAAAAATTGCAATGGAATTTGCAGTATAACCAATGCCAAAATAGGGAGAGGGGAAATGACACCGGCAAATTTAAAAAATCTTTTAGCTGGCTGCAACGAAGACCACGCAAACAGCTATATAGAATACCTGATAAAATTACAATCAGAAAAGAAAAAAGACGGGCAAAATTACGTGACTAAAAACCCATGGATGAAACACAAAACAGATGAATATCTTGCAACCATCTTTAAAAAAGTGGCCCTTGACGGTCTTGTGTTTGATGGTGAGGATATCACCCTCCAAAATACGGGGGTCTCTTATTCATATCAGGCTTTCAAAAACAAGATGTTTAATGCATATCCGGAAAGCATAGTCGATGTAAGTCTTGTTCATAACGGGGATAACTTCCAATTTAGCAAAAATTCAGGGCATGTAAAATATACCCATGAAATATCCAATCCTTTTGGGACAACAGAAAGAGACCTTGTTGGGGCTTATTGTGTCATTAAAAACAAGCGAGGTGAGTTCTTAACGCTTCTTTCCAAGCAGGACATAGACAAGCATAGGCGAGTGGCAAAAACCGATTTTATATGGGCAAACTGGTTTAATGAGATGGCTCTAAAGACCATCATAAAAAAAGCCTGCAAGCAACACTTTAAGGATATTTTTAGCAACATAGAAACAATCGATAATGAAAACTATGATCTTGATAATTTGGTTTCAGCAGAAGAGCAGGAAAAAATAGAGACTGATAAATTTCACGGTGAAATGAAATGGTATGCGGTTCATGAGCCGTACGCTTATGACAAAATATTAAGAGAAAAATGGAATTTTAAATCGGCCAGGGAAATAACAAAACCAAGTGTAAGGCAAGGGGTGATAGCCGAGATTGAATATGAAATGAAACATCCCCCGAAGCTTGCCGGTGCAGGGGTCAAAAAAGAAACATTGCAAGACACCGAAGAATGGAAAGTATATTCAGAAGCCTTGAAAAACTGCCCTGTCCAAATGCCAGAGCCAACAACAAAAGAGCAGTGCATTGAAGCCGTAAGCCAGATTAAACAGGCTATTGATAACGCCAATAATAAACCAGAAATTTAAGGGAGAGAAAAATGGTAGAGCAGGAAATAAAACCAGAAGACAAAATCATAAAAGAGTTCAACATACAGGAAATCACAGCGGATAACCTGGCCCTGATGGAAAAACAAATACTTGAAATTCCGGAAACCCCTGAAGATAAAACCCAGTATGAATCTGTTAAAGAGATGCACATATCAGCCAAAAAACTACCTAAGCTTATTGAAGATAGGCGGGTTGAACTCAAGGCCAGCATATTAAAGAAAGGCAGGGATCTTGATGCAGCTGCCAAAAACGCAAAGGGGATGGTTTCTCCTTTGATAGAATTGTCATCTTCCCGCAGATTTGCATGGGAAAAAATTGCCGAAGATAAAAAGGCAAAGGAAGCTGAAATAGAACAGTCCAGGACCGATAAAATAGATACCTCTATGGGCATCCTTGATAATTTAGTATCGGCAGGCCAAGCTTTTAACCTATCTGCCGGCACAATAAAAATACACCTATTGACCTTGGAAGATTTTGAAATCTCAGAAGAAGACTTCCAGGAAAAAACAGAGATGGCCGAGATGGTCAAGGCTTCCGGAATTGAAACGCTGACAAACCTCCTTGAGTCCAGGGTTAAATGGGAAGCCGATCAAAAAGCCCATGCCGATAAGCTGAAAGCGGAGCAGGAGGCCGCAGCCAAAGCCAAAGAAGAGAATGAAGCCAAAGCCAAAGACCTTGCAGAAAAAACCGCAGCCTTTGAAAAGCTCCAGGCCGATATAGCAGAAAAAAGAAAAGCAGATCAGGCAAAGATTGATGCTGCCCAAAAAATAAAAGACGATACAACCGCAAAGATTGCAGTCCAGGAAGAAGAAAAAACCAAACAGGCGAACGCAAAGCTCGAAAAGGACCGTCTGGCCCTGGAAAAAGAGAAGGCTGAAATGGAGCTTGAAAAATACACTGCCATGTGGAACGATGCCATATACATGAACAGAAGGATTGTAAATGACTCAGCCAAAATAATGAATATAAAGTTTGATGAGTTTGTAAAAAAAGAAGAGTCTGATAAAAAGGATCAGCTCAAAAAGGACAAGGCCAGGGCCAAGCTGATTGAGGCTGATAAGAAAATATTAACCCAGGCCTTTGATGATCTTGACGTTTTCATTGATCGTTTGAACCCGTTGCCCAAAGGCTACGAAACCAATTCAGCAGCACAGATTGAGCTTGACCTTGTAGTTAAAATTAACCGTGCGCTTGATGAAGCCCGGGAAGCCCAAGAGGATCTTGCTTGACAACCCACCCAAAACCCCCTAAGCTATAATTTTCTCCCTGGCCTTTCCCCAGGTTAAACCTCAGTCCTTCGGGTCTGGGGTTTTTTATTTTCTTTTGTTGACTTCCCTCCTAAATAACATTAATATATTTATTATGTTAAACAATTTAATTTTAGGGGGTAACGTGTCTGATAAAATGATAAATATGATGGTAAACATTCCTGAAGAATCAAAGCGCAAGGCAAAGGTTGAAGCTGCAAAACAGGGGATTTCTCTTAAGGAGTTTGTTGTTGTTGCCCTGGATTGGTATATCAAAAAAGAAGACAAGAAATGAACAATATCACTCAAAAACGGTTGAAAGAACTTTTACACTATGATCCTGAAACTGGTGTTTTTAAATGGATTAAATCCGGAAAAGGGCGAAGCTTGCATAACCAGCCTGGTTGTTTAAACGACAAAAGGTATAGGATTATTTATATATCTTATAAAATTTATAGAGCACACAGGTTGGCGTGGTTATATTATTACGGATCGTTTCCTGAAAATGAATTAGACCATATAAATAGAAACACCTCTGATAATAGGATTGAAAATTTAAGAGAAGTCAGCCACATGTGTAATCTTAGGAATGCCGGGGAATGGAAAAACAATACCTCAGGGGTAAAAGGGGTTACTTGGAATAAAATTGACAAAAGGTGGAGATCCCAGATTTCAATTAACAGCAAGGTTATTCAACTTGGAAGCCATGCCGAATTTGCAGAAGCAGCTTGTGCCAGGCTTGCAATGGAACAATGTTTGGGGTGGAGTGGGTGCGATTCAAGTAGTCCAGCGTTTAAATATGTTCAGGATATGTTTCAAAACAAAGGAGAGCAAAGATGGAAGGAACAGATGTTAAAAGATTAGGATTGATTTTTTCTGTCCAGGCAGAAATTGAGGCCATGAAATGCGAAAACGAGACAAGAAAGCAAGCCGGGGAAAGCATGGCATATTCCGGGGAAGATTTCCAAACCAAGGCCCATGAACTTAGCGCTGTAAGCTATTGCCACGCTGACGAACTTTAAAAAACCAACCAACAAAGGATACACCATGGATTTTATAGATTTCGAATGGCTAAAATTTGAACAAGAAGAAATAAATATCCCATTAGGTCGTTATGAATATTTTGCCCCTGATATCTGGTGGTCAAAAAAAGAAGGATGTTACCAGACCGCCATCCAAGATTTTCACGCATCATACGATGATGGCGAGATTGTATCTGTATTTATCATACCGAAAAGAGAAGTCCGGTATATGTGGGAATAAGAAATGAAACAAATATCATTCCAAAAAATAAATAACACCCTGGTACCATTCAGCCCAGAGGACAAAGAGGCGCTATCCTCTTTCAAGGAAAACCAAATCCTGATAGCCAAAGTGTCCGGCACGATGAAAGAGAGAAGTTTGAGACAGCTTAGATTATTCTTTGCCTGCTGCCGGACCGTGGTAGAGAATACCGAAGATCCAAACTGGAACAATGTGGACAAGGTGAAAAACCAGGTCAAGGTGAAGCTCCAATTCATCGACATGCAAAAAAGCACTGTAGTTATGGGCCAATGGGTTCCACATTATCGGTCAATCTGCTTTGCGGAGCTTAAGTTCATGGATGCGAATAATTTCTTTACGCAATCTTGGCCCATCCTGGCGAAACAGATCGGGATCACCGTTGATGAGCTTTTGGGAAATGCTGAAGGTGGTATGTGATGCCGACAACACCAAAACCTTTGAATTTCTGGATACATGCAGATCAAACCAGAACCTACCCGGCAAACCATCGCCGGTGCAAAATTATCCGGGCCCGGTGCAATATTCTTTATGGGCCCGGATCTCTTCGGCAGGTCAGAAAATATAAAAACGAGAAAACCGGGGAAGAAAAAACCACGATTGAGATAGAATTTAAATAACCAATACTAAAATGTAATAGGAGATCAAGGTGAAAGAATCATATGATTGTGACTGTGGGATATGCAGTATTTGTAATGGAATTAGAAAGCCTGGTGAACCACACGCAAAAACTTTAGGAGATTACGACGTATGGCATAAACCATGCGGGAACTGTGGATATGACCCAGGCAAAGGGAAACAAGATAGCTGCTGGAAGTGTGGTAGCAGGGTATACAGAGATTACAGCGAACGAGCTTTGAGGAAATAAACAGTATAACTAAAATGTAATAGGAGATTTAAACATGAAATGTTTTTACCATTCAGCAGACCTTGACGGCCATTGTTCTGGCGCAATTGTAAACCGTGCCTATCCAGATTGTGAACTAATCGGAATCAACTACGGAGATGAGTTCCCATGGGATACAATCCAAGAAAACGAAATAGTATATATGGTTGATTTCAGCCTTCAACCGTTTGAAGACATGGAGAAATTAAATTCTATTGCTGATCTCGTTTGGATTGATCATCATAAATCAGCAATAGAGGAAGCCCATAGTAGGGGGTTTATATCAACGGGTGGACAATCCCTTGAGATAGGTAAAGGGGCTTGTGAACTGTGTTGGGAGTTCTTATTCCCTCTCAGTAAAAGTGAGGCTGTAAGATTGCTTGGGCGTTATGACGTTTGGGATCTTCAACCAGGTACACTTGAACTTCAAAATGGGTTAAGGATGCACGATACATTGCCCACGAATACTGATTTATGGGAAAGCCTTTTTGGTGAAGATGAAGACCTTTTGAAAGAGTCGTTGCATGTTGGCAAGGTTCTTCTTAGAAAAAAACAAATGGATGATAAATCATATGTTAAATCTTTTTCTTTCGAGACTGAAATTGATGGGTTGCATGTGGTGGCTGTCAACCGGGGAATGACGAATTCACAACTTTTTGAATCTGTTTATGATCCTGAGAAGCATGATGGGATGCTTACTTTCGTATGGAGGAAAGGTCAGTGGACGGTTTCTATTTATTCAGATCAAAAGCATATTGATGCAAGTATAATTTGCAAAGCAAGGGGCGGTGGTGGACATAAAGGTGCCGCAGGATTCCAGTGCAAAGAACTACCGTTTAAATTAAAATAGCTACTTACAAAGCGGTATAAGGAAAAGATGCCAGCAGATCCGAAGCCAAAAAGAGAAAGATTACCCCGAAATTCCAAAGCATGGAAAGCCCGGGTACTCGAAACATTCACCAGGGATGGGTTTATCTGCTTCTGGTGTGGCCTTCAGTTCCTTTTTGAATACCTATCACCCTGCCATATCGTATCTGTGGGGGCCGGGGGAGGGGATGATTTAAACAATTTACGGACCGGGTGCAAAATGTGCCACGGTAAATCTCATAACGGGGAGTTTTTAAAATGTCAGAAATAATATATTTGACTGCCTGCCCAGGCGGCCAATGCGAACTAACGAAAGACCAAATAAAAAGAGCCTCCTTTGACGGAAGCAGAAAGGGTAAAATGTGCAAAGAGCATAAAGGGCTCGTAACAAAGAGAAAAAGGAATTGCCCAGATTGCGAGAAAGATTTCATTTTCGACACATACGGCAAAGCCCCGGACAGATGCCCAGCTTGTGCCAAAACACGACATGCAGAGATGAAGAATAGACGCTACCTTGCTGTAAAATCGGTTATATCAACAACTCACGCAAAGAAAAAAATAATTGCGGCAGGGTTGTTATTAAAACCAGGGATATATAATTTCTACAAGTGCGGCCATGTTTCCCACCATACAACCCGGGAGGCAACATTGAAGTTGATAGACGGGTTTATGGTTTCCTGCTGCCAGGTCTGCGAAAATCCCACTAAAGAAAAATCTGGTTTCCTGGTAAAATTCAAGCTTTATGATTGCGGTTGCGGTGAAGTTGGAGAAAAATTAACGCCAATGAACAAGTGTAAAAAACACAGTTCTCCTAAAAATATATCCGATTACTCCGGGTGGTCAATTGATAAACGAGGCGACTATTGCTCTGGTGTGATGGCTTGTAAAATCATGAACTCTTTAAACTGTGACGGGTGCAAAACATATATTCCAATCATAAAAGGGATTGACCCTGAGATTCGGGGGTATGCTGTATGATCTGCCCAAAATGCAAAAAAAAACAATACTGCCCCTGCCCGAATTGCAAACCAAAAAACCCTGGTAAGATTTTTTGGATCTGGGAAACTGGCAACGGGCCGATAAAATGCGGTAATTGTGGCCACTATCTGGGGCTTTGTGAGTGGAGAGATGTAGAATTTAGGCAGTATGAAGAAGCGGATGAAGACTAAAACAAAAAGGCCCTCAGAATCGTCTAAGGGCCTTTTAACTTTTGCAGAAACCAATCAACATTTTTTAGAATACCTTCACATAGATTCCCCTTTTGTTTATGGTTAATACTTATTTATCCGTTATTGGTAGTTTGCCTGTGGGCTGAGTCAACCAAGGTTCCTTTTTTACACATTTAAGTGCTACATGTGGCCCAATGCACAGGATGTTTTTAGTTCGTATTATGTGGGTGGTTGTCGGGGCTTCAAATCGGTGGCATAGTCAGTCTCCAGGAGTTGAACCTGCGCTCGGGTTTTTATACCGTCTCTCCACCGAAGTGAAAATGCCCGGGGACTTTCTATTCCCCAGTGCTCTAACCAGCTGAGCTACCACACATATTTTAAAAGAACATTTAAAGCAACCGCAAGCCAACCAACTCGGCGCCATGAGGGATTGGCGAGGGCTGCGCTTTCATTTCCCGGCATATTGTACCGAGCTTTCATGGGCCAGACATTCAGTATGTAGGCCGTATACTGCCACAGGGTCGAACTAAAAGGATTCTTGTTCCTGTGGGCTTGGTAAATTTGGCGTCCCGGCTGGAGTCTACACCAGCATTCTCCCAAGCGTTCCTTCCCAGGTGTTTTCTTTAAACTACAAGTACAAATTCTTATATTCTTAAAAAGGAGCTCAAGCACCTCCGTTGCGGTTCAGTCCCGGCTATCTGAATAACAAACCGCTGTGCTTGTTTTTTTCTTGCCGGTGCTCCTTCTTAAAAATATAAGTTTTCAAAGATCATTTTGTTCTGCCGATCTCTCACGGACCCGGTAAAGTTTGTTTTCACACTCTGTTACCTCCTGCCTGTGCTGGCTTTAAATTTAAGTAAATTTGGCAAGCCCCCGGGGAATCGAACCCCGCCAATAAGATTTGGAGTCTCATTCGCCAGCCTTGGAACATTGGGACCTATTGTAAAAGATCGTTTGGTGCCTGCTGTTGGACTTGAACCAACCGAGTTCCTAAGAACACCAGATTTACAGTCTGGACCGCTTCCGAGTACGGGTTAAACAGGCTTTGGGGTGAGAGAGGGAATTGAACCCTATGGCCCGGTTCACAGCCGGGCATGCTTCTACCAATCAGCAACGCTCTCACATCATATTTTGGTAGCTCCGGAAAGAGTCGAACTTTCAACAACCCGGTTCTAAGCCGGGCACCTCTGCCAGTTGGGTCACAGAGCCACTTTGGTTGCGGTAGGCGGATTCGAACCGCCATGGCGAGGCTTATGAGACCTCTGAGTTACCAGTACTCTATACCGCTTTATTTTGGTAGGGGGTGCTGGGATCGAACCAGCCTGTCGCACGCTTCCAAAGCGTACTTGTCACCCTAATCGACCCCCTATATTTTCAAAAAACTAAGCTATCATACATTTGATTGTTTGTCTTGTCAAGAATAAAACTTGACTACGGTAAAATATAATGCTATTTCATTACCATGTTTAACTTTAAAGGAGGATATGATGCCAGAAGACAGATGGAATAAAGATGAATGTTTAAGGTGTGGGCATGAATGGCACAGGCGATCACCTGAAAGACCGGTGGTCTGTCCCAAGTGCCATACGCCTTATTGGGACAAAGAGCGTAAACAAAAACAATTATCAAAAGCTTAATATAATGGAAAGGGGTTATGTTAAGTTATGGCGTAAATCTTTGGATTCTCCTATTTTTAAGAACCCTGAACTATTCTATTTCTGGAGCTATTGTCTTATGAAAGCAAGCCATAAAAAATACAAGTCTTTGGTGGGGTTGACAATGGTAGAATTAGAGCCCGGTCAATTTGTTTTTGGTAGAAATAAAGCATCAATAGAGACGGGGCTTTCAGAGCGAAAGGTCAGAACTTGTTTAAAAAAATTAGAAAGCTTTGGAAATCTGACCATCAAAACGACCAACAAATTTAGTATAATATCAATAATAAATTGGGGTACTTATCAAGCCGAAAAAGAAGAGAACGCCCAGCAAAGTGACCAACAAGTGACCAGCAACCGACCAACAAGTGACCAGCAAGTGACCACAAACAAGAACATTAAACACATAAAGAACAGAGAGAAAAAAGATATACCCCCTACCCCCAAGCCAAAAAAACCAAAGAAGAAATTTCAACCACCAACGAAAGATCAAGTTATAAGTTATTTCCTTGAAAATGAATACGATGGAAACAAAGGGGCTGAGGCTTTTGAATTTTACGCCTGCGCCGATTGGGTAGACTCACGGGGGAACAAGGTAAAAAACTGGAAACAGAAAATGCGTGGTGTTTGGTTCAAGGATGACAACCGGATAAATGCAAAGAAAATGAACGGTTCTCCTAAAAATATAGGTGAACAAAATACCAAAACATGTCAGGAGTGGATAAATGGAGAATGAAGATAAAAAAGAATTTGCAAAACTTTTGTGGATGTTTGCGAATGATGCAGGTGTTAAAATATCACAAGAGCAATTGTCTGTTAAGTTCGAGATGCTTAAGGAATTTTCCATTGAGGATATTACAAAAGCATCTCATCATCTTGCAAAATACCGGGAAACAACTTGGCCTGCCATCCCTGCCATTCCGGAATTTGTAAAGATCATTGAATCATTTGGTTTGAAGGCGGTAGGAATTGAGGAACGGGCAGAGATGCAAGCTGCCATTGTGATTAAAAAGCTGAAATATGATGGTAGGAACGGGGTTATTGATTTCTCTGATCCTATAACCAAAAGCATAATGACGGATCGTTGGCCTTATAATTCGTGGGCCTCGACCATCACCGAATCTGATATTACATGGTGGAAAAAAGATTTTATTGTTCTTTATAAATCCTATGGGAAGTATGAAAACGCCGGGTTATTAACCGAAACCCCCGGGGGTAAAATGATACCCACAGACGGGCTTAAACAACTTGCAAACAATGCAATCAAGAGGATTGAGTGATGAATAAAGAACAAATATCAAACACCTGCCCGGCAAAATGTAAAGACACAGGCAAGTGTTACGGGAAAGCTTTTTTCTTGGGGCAACCTGGCAAAAGCAAGAGATGTGATTTTAAATGTAAATTCATAACTGGGAAAATAGCCAAGGAAAAAGCAGCCCAGGAGATGAAGGGAGCCCAAAAAAAATCGATCAATAAAACATTGGAGGGGTAAGATGGAAAAAGAAAAAACAGAATACGCCATAATTTCAAATGCAATAGATATTTTGTGCGTCCAATGCTCAGGCAACAGAGGTAAGGTTATCGACCTATTGACCGGGTATTTATGGGATGAGGAAGAGGCCGGTGGCATAAAAGAATCGTCTGGAAAGTTTGAATTTAAAATAAACATCTACCAACCAGAGGGGGAATGATGAATGAAATATTAGCGCTAAAAGTATATGGAATAGTTGGGTTAATAAGCGGTATAATTCTTTGCATTTGCGCTTATTATAAAAGCCAAGACGGCCAGGAAATTGGAGAAATCTTAGCGGGTATGGGGTTGTGTGTTCTAATTTGGCCTATTATCTGGGCTTGGGCCTTCACTGAATTGATGAAAGTTAAAATTCCACGCAGAACTAAATAATTGTCACCGGAGGATATATGAAACCAGAAAGAATAATAAAAACCGGGAAGTCAGGCCAGGAGATAATCAAGATACTTGAGGCCGGGATTGAGGAACGTAATATAGCCATATCAAATAATGCAATACTAACCAGAAAACTTTCAGAGGCAGTCGAAAGGCACGCAGAAACCATAATCGCAAAGCAAAAGCACATCGTGGCCCTGGAGAAAGAGGTTAAGTTATTAAAGGCTCAAAAATCATGGCGGGCTGCTGTGTATGCAAAAATATCTGGGATCGGGAGGAAGTATGACATCGCCAATGGTAAGGACTAAAGCAAAACTCAAAAAGCATGGCATCACCCATGGGGTGGTTGAGCGTTGGATACAGAGGGCAAGAAAGAGAATTGATCTTTTTGGGATCATCGATCTTATAGCCCTGGACAATGGCATTGTTGGTATTCAGGTGACCGGCACAGATTTCTCTTCACATAAAATTAAAATTATGGAAGAGAAGAAAGAAAACACTCTTGAGTGGCTATCAAATACAGGAAGGCTTGAGTGCTGGGGTTGGCGTAAGTTAAAGAAAGTAAAGGGCAAAAAGGCAACGTATTGGGCTCCACGGATAGCAGACGTTTTGATTGTTAATGGGGAATTATATTGGGAGGAACGGAAATGAAAACCAAAGCAAGGATATACGGCTTGGTGTGCGGGTTGCTCTTTTTGTTAGCTGTTGCAATAATATTTTACCCGTAGTACAGTAAAATTATTTAATAATTTCATACTTGAACTCGGTTGGTTTAATGGATCTTACTATTAGAGAAATATACATGATTTGTGGTATGGTTGCAGGTCTTGCAACGGTTTGGACATCTACAAAGCGGGATATAAAAGCAAATAGCTCCAGTATAACGAAGCTATCTGATTTTTTCAAAAAAGTTGTTTTAGGTGAGAATGGCGAGATACGGCTCATGGATAAAGAGACTTTTAAGCAAGAAAAAATTGAACTCAAGCAGGAAATCTTGGAAGCCAAACAAACAACCGCAGAAGTATCAAACAAATTGACAGAAGTTAATGAAAATATTATACTTATCATGTACCACCTGAATATTGACATGGAAAATAAGAAAATAAAAGGTCTGAAACGTGAATAATCAGAAGAGAACTTTCAACCCATTGCTCGGAAAACAGTTCAGATATGAGCAGGCAGAAGACCTGAGCTTGAAATATTCCGGTAATTGGGGCGCGGCCCAGCAGCAACCCCTATCAAACTCTGAATGGGTGGTTGAAAATGGGGATGCTGTTCTATCCGGCGCTTCTTTCGTTACTTCAGGATCAGGCACCACCTCCGTTTTAATCTCAGGCAGTACAGGGGAAAATACGATCACAAATACCGTTACATTTGCCGATGGTCAGGTTGATAGCCGGATTATTAAGCTGAAAATAACCGATAATAGCGACCCAAATATTAATTATGATTATGGGCTGGGGAAATGCTGATGGGTAAGCAGTATATATTTTTACTTATGTTTATTTTATTGGCTGGATGTGGGGCAGGTTGTTCCGAGAATAGGTACACTGACGTTGGGATTGATCGAGGGCATGCTTTATATATTATCACAGATGAAGAAACAGGATGTCAATACCTCACGACAGGGTTTAAAAGTTCACACAGTGAAAGCACACGTATGACCAGATGGGGGTTGACACCAAGGTTGGGTGCAGATGGTAAAATAATTTGTATTGAGGTAGAGAAATGATGCCTGTATGTTGTAAAAATATGAGGATACATTACCCCCTCCAGACCAAGACTTTTCACAACAATTTAAGGATGTTATAAAATGCCAGGTGGAAGGCCCCCCAAATTTGAAACAAAAGAAGATATGGAAAAGCTAATAAGCTTATACTTTCTTGCATGTAAAGTAAGAACAACAGGGAACACCGATTTGATGGAAGGATTGCCAGAAGAGGATCTTTTGATAATAAACGATATACCAAGTAACTTACCTTCTGTTTGCGGTCTTGCATACACCTTAAATCTGTCAAGGCAGGGCCTAATAGAATACGGTAATAAAGATGAATTTTCTGACACTGTAAAAAGGGCAAAGCAAAGAATAGAGATTTTTTTAGAGGAAAGACTCTACTCAAATGGGTGTACCGGAACCATTTTTAACTTGAAGAATAACTTTGGCTGGGAAGATAAAAAAGAAGTTTCAATCGATGGAATGGACATAAAACCAATAATAAATGTCACAACTACCGGAGATTAATCTTGGCCTACACAGCAAGCAGACAATCGCCTATAAGTCAAAAGCAACCGAGATTCTATACGGTGGCGCTGCTGGTGGTGGTAAGTCTCACCTTATGCGTTGCGCTGCTATTATTTGGTGCAGCATGGTTCCTGGCCTCCAGGTGTATCTCTTTCGTAAAGTCACTAAGGATCTGGTTAAAAATCATATCGAAGGCCCTCAAGGGTTCCGTTCTTTGCTCGCTCCATGGGCTAAATATGGTTTTTCAAAGATTGTTGATAAAGAGATCCGGTTCTGGAATGGTTCAAAAATATATCTATGCCATTGTGAACACGAAAAGAATATGTATGATTTTGATGGTGCAGAGATTCACCTACTGCTTATGGATGAGCTTACGCATTTTACAGAAAAAGTTTATAGGTTTCTCCGTGGCCGTGTTCGAGCTGTTGGGCTTCCAACCTTACCGGAACATCTCACCGGGCTTTTTCCACGGATTATATGCGGGACAAACCCTGGCAATGTTGGGCATCTATGGGTTAAAAAGACGTTTATCGATGGTTGCAGACCTCTTGAGCTTAGGCAGATGGAAGACGATGAAGGCGGTATGTTGCGCCAGTTTATCCCGGCATTGCTTGAGGATAACCCGTCAATGCTTAAGGATGATCCAACATATGAGGCGAAACTTAAGGGCTTGGGCAGCGCAGCACTGGTTGAGGCTAAGAGGCACGGTAATTGGGACGTTGTAGAGGGGGCATATTTTGACAATTGGTCAAAGAAAAACATTATTAAGCCTTTCAAGATTCCAAGGGATTGGACAAAGTTCAGGTCATTCGATTGGGGATCAGCTAAACCGTTCTCAGTCGGGTGGTACGCCGTATCTAACGGCTATCAAACGGGAAATGGATACATCCCAAAAGGGGCAATGGTTAAATATAGAGAGTGGTATGGATGCCAACCCAAAAAAGCAGACACAGGGCTTAAGATGACAGTTGAACAAGTAGGGGCAGGGATAATTGAAAGAGATTCAGAATCGATCGACTATTCCGTTGCAGATCCTGCCATATTTGCCAAAGATGGTGGCCCGTCAATGTCTTCCAGGTTCGCTGATAAAAAGGTTTATTTCAGAAGGGCAAAGAATAAAAGAACATCGACCGAGGCGGTGCATGGTGGATGGGACCAAATGAGAGATAGACTTGATGGTATGGATGGGAAACCGATGCTTTATTTCTTTGATAATTGCTTTGATTCTATCCGGACTATCCCGGCTTTGCAGCATGACCCGAATAAAGCAGAGGACCTTGATACAAAAATGGAAGACCATGCAGCGGATGAATGCAGATATGCCTGCATGAGCAGACCCTGGACCAGGCCAGAGCCGACAGAAGAAAAGAAAAAACCAGATTATGACGGTTACAACGACTTGAGCGAGGAAGACGCATGGCGGATAGCATAGGACCAGTAAGCGCAGCCACTAACGATGAAGACTTAACGCTTGTCCTTGGTTTCGTTGATCAATACCTTGATGCCACACATGATGCTCGGGTAAGATCAGAGAGGGCCAGGGATTACAAAGACGGGTATCAGTGGACAGCCAAAGAGCGCAAAACCCTTGCCAACAGAAATCAGCCTTGCATAACAAACAACAGGATTAAGCCAAAGGTCCAGTTCTTAAAGGGAATGGAGCAACAGACCAGGACAGACCCTAAAGCTTACCCCCGGTATCCGGATAAAGAAGATGAGGCCCAAGTCTCAACTGATGCCCTTCGATTCATTGAGGACAACAACCACAGCAAGCAGGAGTTTTCCAGGGGGTTCGAGTATTATCTTGTGGAAGGTACCGAGGGCCATGAAATCATTGTTGAACCAAAGAACGATATATTAGAAATCAAGCACAATGTTCTCCAATGGGACAGGTTGTGGTGGGACCCCCATTCAAGGCGTGAAGATTTCCGAGATGCAAGATGGTTAGGCACAAAGCAATGGATGGATCTGGCAGAGGGTAAAGAAAAGTTTCCAGATGCCCCAGAAAAGGTATGGACAATTGATGATGCCGGTTCGTCTGCCTTCGGGACTGATAATACCCATGAAGACAGGCCCAACTTCTTTGTTGATTCGAAACGGCAAAGGGTATGCGTTTTCTTCTGTTATTTTCTACGCAGGGCAGTATGGCACTATACAATTTTTACAAAATCAGGGTTTATCAAGGAACCAATTGAATCACCATATCTTGACGATCAAGGAATACCTGAACCACAATTCGAGTTTCAATCTTCATTCGTTGACATAGAGGGGAATAGATTCGGAGAGGTCGATTCATATCTTGATCTGCAGGATGAAGTCAATAAACGCCGGTCAAAACTCCTTCACCTTATTTCAGTCCGGCAAACATTCGGAAACAAGGGAGCACTTGGAGAGAAAAAAGCCCATGAGATTAAGCAGGAGATGGCTAAACCAGACGGGCATATTGAGGTAAATGATGGTGAGTTCGGTAAAGACTTTGGCATAATACCAACGGCAGACATGGCAAGCGGTCAGTCAGTCTTGTTGATCGATGCAAAACAGGAGATTGATTCACAAGGCGCCAATGCAGCCCTGGCAGGAACTGAGGCAAGGCAACTATCGGGCCGAGCGCTTCAATCGTTGCAACAGGGTGGTTCTGTTGAGCTTGGGCCATTATTCGACGGTCAACGCTTCTTGAAAAACAGGGTCCACAGGATGATGTGGAACCGGGCCAAACAATTCTGGACAGAAGAGCGCTGGATCAGGGTGACAGACAACGAGAATAAGCTGAAATTTACCCGTATTAATGGCAAGATAAAGCTTGGTGACCAGATCAGCATGAAATTCGAGGAAGAGGGTATAGAATCCCTTAGCCCGGAAGAGATCCAAATGGTGGAAACCAATGATCCCAGGCTGAACACAGTTGTTGATGTTGAAAACCCCATAAAAGACATGGACGTTGATATTATCATCGACGAGGCTCCTGATACTGTTACCTTGCAGCAGGAACAGTTTGATATTTTGGCGAGATTATATGAAGCTAACCCCAATGCGGTACCTTTTGAGCTTATTATCAAAGCCAGTCAGCTAAGAAATAAAGATGAGTTGGTGCAACTACTTGAGGGTGGAACCGATGAACAGAAAGAAGCCATGGCACAGGTCAAACAGCAAGAGGAAGCCGAGGCCAAAGAGTTCCAGAAGGCCGCAGCCGCAGCAGAAATTAAGGTGGATGAGTCCACAGCTGAGAAAAATATTGCTACCGCCAACAAGACCAACCAGGAAGCCAAGCAGATAGTTGTTGAAACTGCCTTGGAGGTTCAGGAATCGCTTGAACCACAGACGCAAACAGCTTAATAAAGGAAAAACCTTATGAAGTGCTTGACGTGTGAATTTTATGAAGACCAAGATGTATATATTCACGATGGTATTTGCAGGAAGAATCCACCTTTGTTGAATGGGTTCGCTAAAATATATAAACATGATTGGTGTGACAGCTATGCTCATTCTCTAAAATTGGAAGCAGAATTTCACGAAACCTATAAAGACCCAGTTAGAAAAGGAATAGAAAAGTTTTTGCCAGAATCTTATTTGCAATCTTTACTTATTAAGGACCTTGCTTTTAGGAAGAGTTTAGTAGCTATGGAAAATGAAGCTGGTATATGAAAGCCCTAATGAAAATAATAACCGACCTAATAGCCAGAAATTACAACGGCAAGTTGATTATATCTTTCAAAGATGGTAAGATTCAGCCCATAGTGCGGAAAGAGGAGACTATTAAGATATGAAGCCTTTAGAAATACCAACGAGAGTGTCAAAATCAGGAGGCCCTTCTCTTTTTAGCGGTGACAAAGAGAAAGAGGGTCTTGATTTCAGAATAAGTGGGACAGATGAAGTCATAAGAAGCGAGACGCATAAATTAAGCCGAAAAGGTTTAAGTGGCAGCGATCTAATACCAGAAGATGAAGGAACGTTAAAGATTTAGATAGATAGACAACCAAACATAGGCACCGGAAAAACCGAGCCGAGTGAGTGCAAATAGCACTTGTTCGGCTTTTTGTATTGGAGAATATGGAAAAACTACCGCAAGAGTTCAAGGAATACCAATGGATAGCAGACCGCTTTTCGAAGATTGAGGGCGTAGAGCTGATCCTGTTGAACGACCAGGCCCAAGGCTCAGAGTTGAACATGATGATAACCAACAACCGGCCAGGGAAATCAAATAAGGTGTTCATCTTCCCATTGAGAACCACATTTTACCTTGATTACGCAGCAGCGCCCCAAAATTGCCCCAACGATTGGGACATAAACGAATTTGAAAACCCTGATATGATCATGCTTTTGGCAGAGGCTAAGGCAAATGTTGTGTTTGAGAATGTGCGACCAAATTAAAATAGGTGATGCCGACCATAACGGGCAGGCCGATGTCGGGCCAATATTAACGGACACCATGAAGGAGAAAAACCATGGAGAATGAGGGCCAGGAAGTAGCAGAGCAGGAAACAATTGAAGATTTAATGGAAAACGGAGAGTCAGGGATACTTGAAAACGATCCCCTAAACTCTATTTTTGGTGACAATTCAGCAGCAGAAACGGTCAGTGATGAGGTGGTGACGGCCCCTGTAGTTGATGAAAAGGTCATAGAAACTCCGGTGGTGACTACCGAAGAACCAAAACCAGAGGTAAAGGCCGAAACAGCCCAGGAAGACGGTTGGAAAAACGCCTATTTTGCGGAGAAAAAACGCAGACAGGCGGCAGAAGTCCCAGCCCAAGCAAAAGAACCTGAGGCATTCGACTGGACAAATCCGGAAAAAACCATTGAATCTATTAAAACTGATTTGAGGGCTGAAAACCAGGCGAACTTCTTGAATATGTCGGGTGCTCAATGCAGCGCCAGGCATGAAGACTATCAAGAAAAGTATCAGACCTTTACAGGTATGGCCCAAGCAAACCCGGCCATATTGGAAACAATGGTCGCTCAACCCGATCCTGCTCAATGGGCCTATGATCAAGCAAGCCAAAAAATGTTTACCGACGAAGTGGGAGCCGACCCGGCAGCGTACAGAGAAAAAATAGCCGCCGAAGAACGGGCCAAACTCGAAACAGAATTTAAAACAAAAGCAGCAGGCAAGGCCGCAATTGTTGCAGGGTTACCACCCAGCGCAGCAAGTTTAGCGGATAATGTTCCGACCAATGCAGCGCCGAAAGATGCGCTCACGGAGCTTTTTCCGGGCCAGGTAGCCAGCTAAGGAGCATAGAATGGCAAGAACCCCGACACCAGCAAGTTTAACAGTCCAGCAATGGGCAGAAACTTTCTTTACAGAATATGTAAGGGATAACCGATTTAAACCCTATATGGGCGTGAACGAAAACGCAATCATCCATATCAAAAAGGATTTGAGCAAAAAGAAAGGGGATACCCTTACTTTTCAACTCCTGAACAAATTGACCGGTACAGGCGTGACCGGAAACGGCGTGCTGGATGGAAACGAAGAGGCCCAGAACAGTGATGGATACGATATCTCTGTTTCCTTCCTTAGAAATGCAGTTGAGCGTACCCTTGAGGATGAACAGGCCACAGCGATTGATTACTTGAACGCTGCCCGTGTTTCCCTCAAAAAGTGGATGATGGAAAAAATGCGGGACCATATCATCACCGCAATGATGTCCATCAAAGACAAGGCATATCTGGCTTCTCAGGTTCCCGGGAATACGAACTACACTTCTCAGGTTGACGAGACAGAAAAAGACGCATGGTTGGCCGCAAACGCTGACCGTGTTCTCTTCGGTGCATTGAAGTCCAATAACCAATCAAATGACCATAGTGCCTCTTTGGCAATGCTTGACAACACCAATGATAAGCTTTCAACAGTTATCGGTGGTCTTGCCAAGAGAATGGCCGCAGCCGCTACACCTGCCATCGGACCAACACAGGTCAATGATACCCGAGGCGAGGAATGGTTTGTGATGTTCTGCAATGCCAATTCTTTTAGGGATTTGAAAACTGATACTGTTCTGACCGCTGCCAATCGTGAAGCAAGGCCCAGAAACGTCAAGGATAATCCCCTTTTTGTTGATGGGGATGAGCTTTATAACGGTATTATTTACCGTGAAATCCCTGAAATTCCTTCACTCGGCTTGGTCGGTGATTCTGGTACTACAGCAGTCGGATTTAATGCCCTTTGTGGTGTTCAGGCAATTGGTATCGCTTTTGCAAAGACCGCAAGCCCAATCATGATGGACAAAGATTATAAGTTCAGAAAGGGCGTAGGCATCCAGGAGATGAGGGGCATCAAAAAACTATTGTTTGATGATCCTGACAACACTGGTTCTGATGTTGACCATGGAATGGTGACAGTTTATACCGCCGCCGTTGATGATGCCTGATATTAACAGTTAAACCTCCCCCGGTTCACGCCGGGGGTTAGGAGTTTTTAATATGACAACTTTTAGCGCAGTAAGAGCAGCCAAGGGTTTTCCGGTGGCCGGTGTTGGTCATGGTGGATCTGTGAAATACGCATATGGTGAAATTGATGTTGCCATCAACCCGGTCGCAGCCGATATTTATGAAATGCTTAGACTTCCAGCAGGCGCAGTTATTATCGGTGGCTGGCTCCGTGGAGACAGGCTTGACACCAACGCCACAGAGACACTTGACATAGACGTTGGATGGGCAGCAAACGGTGGCTCAGGTGATTTTGATGCCCTGGATGCCGATGGCCTTTTGAATACTGGTGTTATGACCGGTGATGCTTTCGTTCTTGGTAATGTGGCAAATGTCGTTTCCTATAATTACCCGTTGAATGGCAAGCTGAATGAGGGCGTTTTCCCGAAATTCACCAAGGAAACAGTAGTTCAGTTGACTACTATAGCAACCGCCGCAACATTCGCAGCTGGCACCCTGTCTTTGCTGGTGCTTTACACCTCAGCAGACGGTTGATTCAAACTTTAATCAACGCCCCGGGGAAACCTGGGGCTCATAAAAGGAGAATTATGGAAGTCACGTACCTTGGCAATGTAAAAAACATGATCTCTTATGGGTATGACTTTTCGAGTGGGCCGGTTGATGTGCCCGAATCTGATAAGTTTGCAATAAGAAAATACCTGGGCAACAGGCACTTCTATTGCGATCATGTTGACAACTTCGGCCCGTTACCACCCGTCATGGAAGCCCCGGAAGATGCCAGAGTGGCAATAGGCATCTTCAAGAAAAAAGAAGACGGTACGCCGTATTCCAGGCCTGAAAAGGTTTTCACCGGTGCAGATGAGGATCGGTTGAAAACCGAGGCCATTGAATGGATGGAAGAAAAAGAAATTAATCAGGATGACCGACTGATAATGGTGAAATAATGTCAAAAACTATAGCCGAAATAGGAAAAGAAGTACTGCAGGAGATTGGCCGCTTGCCCGATGGTCAAGTAGCTCCTGCAAGCCAGTTAAAAACGGTTAAGGACGCTTACACAGGTCTTTATGAGGAATTACTGAACGAGTCTCTTGTTAACTGGCCTATTGCAGATGATGAAATACCAGAGTTTGCCACAGATGCCTTGATTATTCTTCTTTCTGGGAGGGTGGCCGGGAAATTTGGTGTTCCAAATCAATGGAGGGGCGCAGAGGATATTATGAAAAGCAGGCTCAACAGCCAGATCACAAGCCCGTATGAACCTCAACCAACTACCTTTGAGGATTTTTAAAATGATATCTCCAACAGGTAAAGGTATCAGGTTAGATCCTCAAGGGGATGGTAATTACGGCACAAGCCGGGGGGATCGCATCCACAACGGTATAGATTACCTTTGCGACCAAGGCCAGGACATTAAAGCCCCGTTTGATATGAAAATAATCAGGGAATCAAAGCCAAAAGCGGGTAGCCCTATGACCGGGATAGCTTGGGAAAAAGGAAGGTCAACCGGCAGGATGTGGTATTTTGCTCCTTTCAAGCATGTTATAGGTCAAGAGGTTTCTGGGGGTGAAGTGATAGGAATAGCCCAATCAGTTTCCCAGGATTATGGCTTGGAAAATATGGAAGATCATATCCACTTTATGGTGAAAAAATGAGCTTTGATTGGAAAAAAACGATAGGGTCTGTAGTTCCCGGCATTGCTTCAATGTTGGGTGGCCCGTTGGCAGGCACAGCAACAAGTGCATTGCTTGGGTTTTTTGATATAGATTCTACATCCAACGATGCTGATATTCAGCTTGAGCAGGCTATAAAGGCTATGACCCCTGCTCAAATGGTTGAGTTAAAAAAGGTTGAGAACAAATTAAAAATAGACCTTAAAAAAGCTGATATAAATATGTTTAAGACAGAGGTAGATGATAGAAAGTCTGCCAGGAAAATGAATACAGATAACAAAGACTTCACTCCGTCTATTCTGGCCGCCTTAATCGTGGGTGCATGGGGGGTTATCAGCTATATAATATTTACAGCAACCTCCGAGCTTAGTAATGCGAATATTGTTGTGAGATCAATGGGTACTCTGGATGCAGCTTTGATGGCTGTCCTATATTTTTATTTTGGTAGTTCTGCTGGTAGCAGGAAAAAGGACCCTAAATAATGGCTTTCCAACAAATACCAGTAAACGCCCCATTCTTAAGCAATGCAGAAGATGAGTCAAAAGTCACATTTGCAGAGCAGCGCATGGACGTTATCAAGGATCTGCTTGGCTCCACGATACGCAGGCCTGCCCTTATCCCGTTCGTGGGTGGGTTACCTGGTAAAGTGGTTGGGCAGTATTATTGGGAAATCACAGACATGGTTTATTTTGTTTCTGATCGGTCCCTGTTCAGTATGTCAGAAAATAAAGTAATAACAGAGATCGGAGCAAATCTTTACGGGCCAGGAGAGGACGTATCCTGGGATGAATCGGCAAACCTTGAGCTGGTCACCGCAGGGGCAGTAAGAAAGCTTTTTTCCGCAAATAGTGAAAGAATTGTGGAATATGATGGATCAACAGCGCAAAAGCTTGAAGGGACAAACGACCCTGTAAAATCAAGTCACATTATCATGTTCGATACTTATCTTTTGTCCAATGAATTGAATGGGCAAAAATACGATGAGTCTATTCTGCATTCAAAGGTAGCTGACCCGATCAATTTTGAAGGTGCTTTTTTCTCAGCAGAGAACAAACCAGATCCCATAAAAGCGATGCACACTGATTTTGATGAGATAGCCCTGTTCGGCTCTAAAACCATGGAAAACTTTTATGATAACGGGGTGGACCCTTTTGTTGCAATTCCAGGGGGCCAGGTAAAACAAGGCACCCTTTCCCCTTGGTCAATAAAAAGTATCGATAATGCGTGGTTCTTCTTAAATGCAGACAGAAGACTTGTCCGTGTGGATGGGAGGCAAGGCAGGGTATTATCTCAGCCCATAGACGATATTTTAACTGATTCTGCTGACGCTGAGAACGCCAGGGGGGAAGAAGTAACAATTAACGGGAAAACTCTTTATCTTTTGACAATCAATGAAAGAACTTTTGTTTTCGATTACGCCCAAAATGAATGGGTTGGCGAATGGGCATCATGGAACTCAACAACCGCTACTTACAAAAAATTCAAAGCCCGGAATTTTATCAACATCAAGCAATGGGGTAAAACCCTTTGCAGCGATGTGGATACCGGCACAATTTATGAGCTGTCTGATAATGATTACCAGGATGACGGGGAAACTATTCGGTCTTCTGTCATAACCGGGCATTTTGACCATGGTACAAGCAGAGGAAAAAGAGTAAATGAGCTTAGGTTGAGGCTTAAGCGTGGTAAGGTGGCGAGGGTTACTGTTGACGATCCCGAACCATTGCTTTTGGTAAGGTGGCAGAATGATGGTGATGGGGATTGGAGCAATTACAGGAGCATACCTTTAGGGTTCCAAGGGGACACAAAATTCAGTTATTCATTATTCCAGATGGGTTCCTACTACAACACCAGGCAATATCAGTTTGTATGCACTGATGATACCCCTTTCTCAATAGTTAAGGCAGAAGAAGACCTGGAGTTTTTAAGATAATGGTAACCAAGAAACGCAGGCCACCCCGGACCAACGACCCAAGAGAGATTGAGGCGTGGCGAAGGGGTCAGGATGATGACAACTTTGATAAGATCGATAAGGTTCCAGATGCAGAGCCAGGTAATATCCCAGAATTTGATGGAGAGGGTGGGCTTGTTGATAGTGGAGATTCAATCGATGATATAGAAACCAGGTCAACCAGGAGAGCTTTTTTCTTTGCGAGGAATTATTAATGACTGATTTATTCGGCCAATTAGTTGAAGGAATTAACCCGGCAGCAGATACCGAGACTGAATGGTTTTCTGTTCCGCTAAAGCATTCATACACAGGAACAATCAGAGCCGCCCATACCGGATCAGCAGGAACCGGACCTACAAAATATAATCTTGCCGTTGTTTCAAGCTCCGGTGTATCTCCCACAAAAGCAAACTGGCAACCGTTTGGAGTAGAGCTTGAAGAGGGTGGCATGTATGATATTACTTATGAGATAGGGCCTGGTAAAGCTGTAGTTGTTGAGGCAGATTCAAACAACGTGTCTTTTAACTTTTCAGGCCTGGATATTGATAATACATGATAACTGCAATTAAAAAATTCATAAAATCAGCGTTATATGATCCAATTAATGACAGGATTCTTGAGCTTACGGTTGATAAGAATGTTCCTACAACAGATATAGACACTGCCCATAGGGGTAGCTCTAACAGTATATTCGGTGATAAAATAGTTGGGCAACGTGTCCCAAGTATTGCGGCCCAATTCCAGTATGGGTTAAGGTCAGACGATGCAACCGTGGATATTGTCACCACAGGGAACACGGACATATCAGATGCTATGCTGCTTTTAAACACCGGTATAGCTTCGGATGGGCATGTGGGGTTACAGGGCAACGATTATTTGCGATATATCCCTGGGCATGAAGCCTATGCCTTTTTTACTGTTGTTTTTGCTCCTGCGGTAGATGATAGCATCCAAAGAATTGGGCTTTTTGATTTTGATAGTGGAGATGGGAACGGGTTTTTCCTGGGATATTCTGGGATCCAATTCGGAATAACAAGGCGCAGGGCAGGAGTTGACACTTTTCAGGCCGTTGACGTAGCGGATATTTTCCCGGAGGAATTTGGAGTTTTTGACCCAACAAAAGGCAACGTATACAAAATCAGTTATGGTTATTTGGGGTTTGCTACAATCCATTTTGAGGTAATGGTCCCTCACGGTGGATTTGTAGAGATGGCAAGCATTGATTACCCTAATACAAGCATAGAAACCCATATAGCAAACACAAATATCCCCCTTCGTGCTGAAATTACCAACGCCGGGAACACTATCGATTTGCAGATGAAAATAGGGAGTGTATCCGCTGGGATCGTTGATGGGGGTGGGTCTGATCCTATAGCAAGAAATTTTTCCTTTGAAGGTGGGGCAACTGGATCAGATACAGTTCAGCTATTCACATTTCGGAATAAAGCAGATTTCTTTGGAATAACAAATAAAATAAGCACCTTATTATCTTTGATTTCTGCATCAACGGAAGGGAATAAGCCCGTTGCTTGGAAGATAATTAAAAACCCGGATGTCATAACGCCCGGGACTTGGACAGATATAAATACAGATGACTCTGTGATGGAGTTTTCAACAGACCAAGATAATGACGTTCTAACCGGCACTCTAATGATTTCATGGAAGATGGCAAGGGCAGACTCGTTTTTTGAAAAGATAGAAGATTTAAAATTAACACTCAGGCCCAACGATTATGCGGTTATCGTTGCAGTCACAACGGTCAACAGTGAAATGGATTTATCGTTTAGGTGGAAGGAATTATTTTGATTAAAATAACAAAAGATTATGAAATGATAAGAAAAATGCTCTTTGATGATAAAGAACTTTATGAGCGTATTTCCAACGATTTCACAACCCCGGAAAGGTGGCACCCTGAAAAATCGGAATGGGTAGGATGGTTTGAGGATGGGGAATGTCTTGCCCTGCTTTCTGCCCATGAAGAATCGGCGGTGTGTTTTATTATCCATATACATATCCCTGCAAAAAATAGGGGTAAAAAGTCTTTTGAGATGGGGAATGGGTTGTTGGAATGGCTGATTAAAAAGAGTGATAAAAGATTTGTGAAAATAAATGCAAAGATACCGGTTATTAACCGGGATGTAATCAAGTTTGCAGAAAAAAATGGATTCGAGAAAGAGGGTATTGATAAGAAATCATACATCAAAAATGGGAAATACCATGATCAAGTTTGCATGGGAAGGATAATAAGGTGACTCCATGGGCAATTTAGGCGCTGATATCTCTAAAATTTTTAACCCTGTTGATGCCATAGGTGGGGCCATAGGCGGCGATGTGGAGAAGGTAACTGATGTAATATCAGACCCTTTAGACCTCCACGGGAAAAGGGCTGAGGCGACCCAGGCAGAGATCGAACAGATTTTAACCAAATCAGCCCAGGATAATATAAAGCTCCAACAGGATCAGCTTGCACAAATAGCCGCACAAACGGCACCATTCAGGGGAGCCGCAACAGACGTTGCGCTACCTCAATTATCAGCCCTTGCCTTTGGTGGTGACGTTGATTTTCAACCGTCGAAACTTTTTGGAAGGCAACTTGAACAGGGCAGGACAGGAATATTGAGAAGTCAGGCAGCTGGTGGAGCCGGGGTAAAATCAAGCAGAACCTTTGAGCGCCTTGGGGATCTTGTCTCCGGATTAGCCGGTGAAGATGTCGGGAGATTTGAACAGGGGCAGCAGGGCCTATTAAACCAGGGTATAACAGCCACGAACCAGCTTGGGCAGTCCGGATCACAATTGACCGGCAACGTGGCGAACATCTTCTCTAATCTTGGGCAAGGACTAAACCAAGCGCAACAGAATCAAGGCCAGGCCAGGCAATCATCTTTTCAGGGGCTAGGTAGTGGTTTGGCCGGTCTTTCTCAACTCTTAGCAAGTCAACAGGGGGCATAATGGCATCTTTAGTGGTCGGTTTGGGAAGTATAGGCGCTGGCGCTGTCGGTCAACAGCAGGCCCAGGCAGGATCTATTGAGGGAGCAAAGACTCAAGCGGGTATTGAGCGCCTTGGCAGGGCAGCATCAAAGGAAGAATTTGACAAGCAAATAGTGAGGCAACAGCCTTTTATTGATGTCGGAACCAGGGCAATTGATCCATTGACCCAGGCTATATCAAACCGTGGAGATGTATCAGGTCTGCCAGCGACACAGATTCAATCTGATTTGATTTCTGATTTTCTTGGACCCCAGGCCCCGGGCTTTGTCACCGAAGACGTTTTGGCAAATCTTGAGGCCACAGAGCTTGAACGGAACAAAGGCAGATTGTCAGACCTTGTTAATATCGGGTTGGGTGGAGTAGGGTCCTCCGCAGGTTCCAGGATAAACCTTGGCACAACATTAGGAAGCTCTTTGCTGGGAAGTGGCAATTTAGCCGGTCAGTCGTTGCAGGATGCGGCCATAGGCAGGCAGAACACAGCGAACCAATTAACAACCAGCTTGGGCGGTCTTCCTGCTTTTATCGCAGGGCAAAGGCAACCCCAACCAAATAACCCGTTTATAACTGCTCAAAATCCATTGGGCTTGACTTCAGGACAGGGGCTTTAATTATGGTACAAAGACAAGCAGCAATTGACCCTTTTGGTCTTGGTCGGCTTTCCGACACTCTGAGGCAGGGCAGGATTGATCAGCAAAACAGGCAACTCCAATCTGAGCAATCGGTTACCAGAGGGTTACAGCAGCAATTACTCGGGGGCCAGGTACAGCAACAGCAACAAACCCTTGCAGATTTGGCAGCCGGTAGGCAACAGCAAACAGACCTCCAAACAGCTTTAGGACAGGACACAGGAGAAAGCCAAACCCTAAAAGGTATTAATTTTTTAAGGGAAAAGAACCCGCAGCAGGCCCAGGAGATTATTACAAAAACTATAACAACCGCCGGTAATATTGCAAAATTTAGTGGGCAGGGTGCCATTGATTTTGTCAATAAGGAGCTTGGCACGTCTTGGGAACTTTTAGAAGATACTCCAGAAACTATGCTTGTAGATCAGAAAGACAAAAAAGTTTTGATAAGAAAAGCTGATGGAGTGGTGATTAAGGAGTTCCCTGTGGCCGCAACACCATCCGGCGGGAAAGTCCAATTAAAAGAGGGCCTTGACTCTTCAGGGAAACAAGTGTTCTTTAATTTTGACCCAAGCACAGGGACAGTGCCAGAAGGAATCAGGCCGCTACCAGAGAAAGGGGAGATAATAGAATCAACCCCAGGTGGTGGTTTTAAAATAACCCGTGGTAGTGTGGGTGGGGTAACACAAAAGAAATTTACAGAGGTTCAATCAAAATCAGGAGGGTTCGCAGACAGGGTGAAAAGATCCGGGCAGATCCTAAACGATTTAGAAGATACTCCAGAGTTTGAACCAGCATTGTTAAGTGAAACCATTGCAGCAAGTATCCCCCTGGTTGGTAATGCTTTACTGTCACCAGACAAACAGAGGTACGAACAGGCAAAGCGTGATTTTGTAACTGCAATTTTAAGGCTTGAATCAGGGGCGGCGATCAGTGATTCAGAATTTGTGAGAGAGGATAAAAAGTTTTTCCCACAGATTGGGGATGCTCCCGGGGTTATAGCTCAAAAACGGGACTCAAGGGCGAAACAGTTTGATATTTTAAAGGCTGGGTCTGCTGGTGCTTTTGATGTTATACAGGAACAGAGGAAAAGGGACAAAGCTCCACCACCAGAAATAACAAAACCTGTTTCTGAATTGACAGACACAGAGCTTTTGGAGGCATTGGATGGCAACTAAAATTGAGCTACTGCAAGAAGCGGAAAAGCGTGGCATCTTACCACAAAATAAAAAGGCAGTGTTCGATGAAGCTGTATCCCGAGGATTGATACAAGGACCATCTACCCCCTTAGCAACGGGTGGGGATGTACCTTTTGAAAAAACAGCAGGCCTCAGCACTCAAAACACATTGACACCTGAACAACTCCAAAGTCTTGTTTCCCCAGATCCTTTTGAGGAATTGGCACAGGAGCAGGGACCAATCAGAACCGGCGCAATATCTACCGGGCGTGGTTTGTTTAAAATTGCAAGGGCTTTGGGGATTGCAGAGCCAGAATCAGAGACAGAAAAAAAAGCGTTCGAGGCTTTAGGAAAAGAAAGCCCTATCATAACAGCCGTTGGTGAATCAGTCGGAGAGGCTTTGCCGTTCTTGCCTTTAGGGGTAGGGGCTGGGCAATTTGCAAGCATCCCAGGCAGAGTGGCAGCAACAGCAGGATTGGGAGCGGTGGAGGGTAGTTTAATATCAAAGGGAGAGGGAGGGTCAGAAAGTGAACAAATTTTTTCGGGAGGTGTTGGGGGTATCGCTGCTGGTAGTCTGGAACTTGTTTTGCCTGTCATTGGTCGCCTTGGTGGTAAACTTATCAGGAAAGTATTAAAAACTTCTCCAAAAAGTTCAATTTTAACGCCAGATGGATTGCCAACAGATGAGCTATTAAGCGCACTTAAAACCCAAGATATTGAATTTGGTGACTTGAAAGACGCAGCTATGGAACTTATAGCAAATGCCCCTGAAGGTTCAGACGCAGGCCAGGCTTTGAGGTCTTCTCTATTAGAGATCCAGGGACTTAAAGGTGGATCCGCCCCAACAAAGGCACAAATCACAAGAGATCCCACATCATTCCAACAGCAACAGGAATTGAGAAAAACATCTGGTGCAGTAAGAGCAAGGCTCGAATCTCAGCAAGGGGTTTTGGCAAACAACTTTGATGATGCGATTGCAGGAACATCTGGCAGACCTGTAACAAGCGGATCTCCTGTTACGGATCATGTTGTAAATAAGGCCACAGCTCTTGATAATGAGATATTTAACCTTTATCAAGAGGCCAAGGTGCTTACAAACAACGAGGAAGTAGTGCCATTGGGCAGGTTTTTTGCAAACCTGAAAAGGCGCAAAAAAGACAATGACCTTACGGGCGGATTAATAAAGTCTTTGGAAGGTGTAGCAGAAAGCAGGGGTATTCTTGATTCAAAAACTGGTGTTTTTAGGGATGTATCAGTAGAAGAAGCCGAAAACCTTGTGAAAAGCATAAACGCAAGATTTTCCAAGACGAATGACAACTCTAATAGGATATCCAGGCAGCTTAAAAACGCCATAGATGATGATGTGGCGGAGTCAGGGGGCCAAGGTTTATTTAAGAGCGCAAGGCAAGCCAAGGCAAAATTTGAGGCTGATTTATCAAGGTCTAAAATAAGCAAGTTTGACAAGAGGAAAACCTCACTTGTGAGAGATGTCCTTGAAAATAAAATAGACCCTGATAATTTTACTGAAAAAGTTTTGACAGGAAAGACGTACCGGAAAGATGATATCGAATCGTTAAAAAAATATTTTACAACCGGAACACCGGATCAAATAGAACAAGGGGCAAAAGCCTGGAACGATTTTAGAGCTGAGACAATAGATTTGATAAAGAATAAATCTTTTGTCGGTCCAGAGGATGCCCAAGGCAACAGAAATCTGAGCCGGGCAGCTCTTGAAAACATAACAAACAAAATAGGATTTGAGAATCTTGAAGTTGTGCTTGAGCCGCAGGAAATTAAGTTTCTTAAAGAGATGATAGATGTATCCCGGATATTAGAACCACCAGGAGGCACAGCGTTAGGTCTTGGACCGTCCGGACAGGTAGCAGGGTCAGTCATAGACTCTTTAAAGAGGCGCATCGACAAGGTACCTATACTGAATGTTTTTTTAGATATGTCATTGGACGGGTCAGGAAAAGTTTTAAAAGCAAAGCCAGTAATCAGAGATAGGTCTTTATCGAAAATAACAAGGGCTAAGAAAGTGGCCGGATCAACTTTACCTCTCGCAGGGAGCGCATCATTTATCAGCAGGCCTGATGAAAATGAGGCAGAATAACATTGATATGTTACTTAAATAATAGTGTATTAAACAAAGCGAATTGCCACCCGTGGCTGCGGCCTTCGGATTAATGGCAGCAAAAGGAGAAGGGGAAGAATAATGGCAGATATCGCATTACAAGTTGATTTTATTCTGGCTGGGTACAGAGACCCGACAAGCGATGAAGAGCTTGCAGGTGGTAAAATATATACATACCTTGATGGTACAAGTACGCTGTCTTCCTTATGGACAGATAAGGATAAGGGGGGTGTTTCGACTAATCCTGTCGTCCTTGATTCATCTGGGAAAGCTGAAATATACGGCGATAACATTTATAAAATGGAGATTTTTGACTCTAACGATATCCTTATAGAAACATTGAACGGACTTCAATACAAAGCGAGTATATCAGCATCAAAAAGTCTTAAGTCCGATTATGGTTGCGATTTATCGGCAGCCTTGGCAGCAATAGGGACAGTAGAGCAGACCACCTTAACAATTGATTGTGCTTGTATAATAGCAGGTGGAACTTCTGAGACAATAACCGATAATATATCGATAGATGTAATAAAAGGTGGCTCGTTCGATGGCGTGGCCGGGGGTGGTACAGAAACGTTAAACATAGAAGGGCCGTTAATATCAGGTATCTATCAAATCTTTGGAGACAATCTATCTACATCCATTTCCGATAGTTCTATTGACAGAGTTCACCCTGCATGGTGGAACGTTGACGGGTCAGCAGACGATATCCAAATAAATAAGGCGCTATCGGTAAGTGGAGGAAAAACCCTTGTTTTAGAAGCCTATAAAATATATTCTTTGGATGCTACTGTTATAATAGCCGCTGATTATGTTACCATAGAAGGTAACGGGGCCACCTTTAAAGTAAGTACAACAGGTGGTGGTCACGGGGTATTAATCATAGAGAGAGAGTTTATTTATTCGACGATAGACCATCTTATCTTCGATGGTAATGATGCAGTACGAACAGGCTTAGTCTCGAATTTAGCATCTAATAACGTAGGAACTAACAATCACGCATATGGGGCAGTAATAAAAAACTGTACGTTTCTAAATTCATCCTCCTGGGGTATTAATATGCAAAATGGATACCAATGGACTATAAAAAATTGTGACTTTTCTGTGGGGGAGGGTGGTGTTAGGATGCACGCTGCCAGGGGTAGCAAGGTTATAAAATGCACGTTTGCAAATGATATAATTGGTGCTGGTGGTCAAATAGCTATAGATGGTATCGGTTCAGTTGTCGAAGATTGTATCTTTGAGATACCCGCAGATATGGAAGGTATATTTATAACTGTTGATGGTAGTAATCCCGTATCAGATAACAAGATAATTAATAATACCTTTAGAGGGGATGTTGCGTCTTCCTTCGGTATAACTGATGCAAGCGGTGTAACAGAGAATCTACTAATATCAGGAAACTCATTTAGTTCACTAAATAGGGGGGTGAGTTCTTCTGCTATCTTTGATTCCGTTATAAAAGGCAATACTTTTGATGATATGGGGTTTGGGCTACTTGGTAGTTTCTTCGGAAGTAGCATCATTGGAAATATATTCAAGAACTCATTATACGGCTGTAGATTTAATAATATTAGAGATTCGTCTGTGACAGGTAATGTCTTCAGGAAGCTAACTGTAAGAGCTATCCTGGGTGATGCATCTAACGGGTGCGTGTATAGTGGTAACTCCTTCTCTGATATTTGCATAGGCTCCACTACATCCCTCTATGCCATTTATAATACTGTAAAGAACTTCAACCAGATAGTGCAAGGTAATAGCTTTAACGTATCACTAAACTCAATAGAAGGAATTTCAAGAGATGTCCTTGCTGTTGTGACATGGGAAGATCATAAGTTTGTAGCAGGGAAGTCAGTTGAGTTTTCAGATATAACAGATGCTAACTGGACCTCTTTGAATGGGGAAAACTATTCTATAGCTTCTATTATTGATGAAGATTCGTTTTCTATAAACTTGGATACGTCTGCATTTGCATCTGATTATCTTACGTCTGATCCTGGTTTAATTAACCTATATCAGTCTGTTCAGTGGGCGGTATTCAATATTGGTACATACGATCATTGTGTGTATGGAATTAATCAGATCAGTAAGAGCTTTTCTGGATTTTCTTATAATGCAGATCAAGCGGGAAACACAATTCAGCAGACTCCAGTGTTACGGAAAACGCAGTCATGGGACCCGGCAAGTATAGCGTCGCTTGGTAATTTGCTAAGCCCAACGTTTGCGGTGAATGATGCTCAAACAAGGGATACTGTAGTGGTATACCCTCCGTACAGTTTGCAAGGGGTACAAGCCACAGGTTATGTAAGTGCCACAGGGTTTGTAATAATCTCATTATTTAATGGGACAGCAGGAGCTATAGACTTAGGGACAGGCAATTGGATTGTAGAAGTAACAAAATCAAATTCAACAGTGTATTAAGATTCAACCAGGAACATGATGCCAGACTAATTATCTGGCATCATGTTATATTATGTACAAAGTTATTTAAACTTTCTGGACAGCCAGCCTTTGAACCTTTTTATTATATTTTGTTTTGGGGCTATTGTTATGACAAAATCTATCTCTTTGTAGATATCTTGATTCTCTGAAGGACTGCTCCAATTTGTAGGGGCAATCCATCTCCCCCCGTCTCGGAGCATCCCAATACTTGCCAACGATGAACCGCCTGATTTCCAGTAAATGTAATATAAACCGTTTCGTAAATTCCTGTAATCTATGTAATCCATTCCCATCCTTATGACACTTTGTTAGTGGTTAATAGTTTTTAGTATATAGTAATATTGCCACAATCGTGAGGGCAACCCCCGCAAAACATCCGGAGATAAATCCCATAAATATAAGCCCCATTTTATTATCCTCTGTACTATTCCAAGTTGGTGATTGTGTTAAACTTAATTATAAAATATATCTTATCTGGGTCAGCCCCCCATTTTTCGATACCTCTGCCTGTGGAAAGATTGCAGTATTCCTTTTTAAAACATGGGGCAGGTATCCCCTTCCTGGCAAATCCATTTTTAAATTCGATCATATCAAATTTTTTGGGCACCATATCTATACAGCTTTCAAATTCTTCCGGCCGGAATTCCCCATTTAGTTGAAGGATCTGCAACACGATTTTTTTTGCGTTTGGTTTAAGGCTTTTCCAATTCTCAAAAAGTCTTACCGCCCAATAGTCTGTGATTTCCCGGTACTCTACTTTTTTTTCCCCGGATTTTATCATATCAAACCATTTTTTAATTAGGTTTAAATGTAGGGTTTCCATCGGTATCTCCTATCCCCTTTCATAGTGTGTTATTACGTCCATATTATCGGTTGCGCACAATCCGGGCAAAAAGTCCCAATCTTAACAGCTGCCCAATGGTGGCAAGTGGCACATCCCGTATCTTCTTTATCTGCCCCTATCGGCTCCCAGTGGTCATAATTCGGGGTATAGCATCCTGTTCTGGTAGGGCATGGCTTTCCTGTGTGCTCTTCTCCTTTGTTGCAGTTGGCGCATACTTTTATTTCTTCTGGCATTTGTTTCTCCTTAAATTTTATCCGGGCTATGGGGGTAAAGGGTTTCGGGCTGTTTTCCCATCCTTGATATTATCTATATGCTGTCGTAAGCGATCCCACAAAAAGGGCAGAATGATGGCTTGATACTGGTTTTGTGTTTGTAGGTTCGGATATTACCGCTCCCTTTTGCCTTCCTGGTGTATTCCACCATGAACGGTATTATTATAGGAGAAGTACACTGGCCTTCCTTTGAAAAACAATAAACTCTGTTGGTGAAATATGAGTCTTCAATCTTTTGGAACCCAGGTTCCTTTTCTATTTTCTCTTTGATGTGGCCTACCAGTTTTTCAGACATTTCGGTTGCGCAATTACACATTTTATTAGTCCTCCATATTCTTATAAGTAGTGTGGATTAAAACAGCTCCGGTTTAATCTCTTTGACTCTGGCAAAAGTTAAAGACATAAGCCTTCGATAATTTATTGTAGGGTTTTTGTGTTTCTTGACAAAATTCCAAGACTCTTCCTTAACCAGGCAATAAAAAACCACGTTCAAAAGTTTTGGTATCATTCTGGAATTCCATCCTGTATCAATCTCGATCTTAGAATATTCTTTTTCGACCAGGGCCCCGGTCACATATTCTGCTACTATCATTTCTTCAGGAGTATTCTTTTCTTTAATTTCAGAAACACCAAAAACCTTTTGATTCTTTACTTTGAATTCAGACCGGACAATTTTAGCCCATACGGTATTCCCGAACCGGTTTTTAAATCCATAGTTTTTTATTACAATTCCCTCTCCTGCACCCTCGTTGTCTTTGATAAGATAGTTATTCTTGTCCAGACATTTGAAAAGTGTTTCATCTGTCGGGTTTTTTATGATGCAGATAGGGGCTATATAGTTGACTCCGTAATCGTCAAGTATCTGTTTGTACTCTTTATAGGGGATATATTCGTCGTTTACATCCTTAACGTCAAATACATAGAAGTCCCTCCATGCAGAGTCTAAATAGGTTTTAAGGGTATGCGGCACAAGCCATTCGCCATAAAGTCTCAAGTGTGGCATGTCTTCCAACATACAGATCACGTTATCGTTCATGGCGGCCCAATTCAGGAAACCGGCATTATCGTTGTCAAGACTCAATTCCCGGTTTCTACTGCCTGCTCTCAGTCCATCATTCCACCACAGAGAGGCGTTTGTACCATCAATTTTAGGGAATACATGACACATGCCTATTTCAATTTCATTAACTTCTGTTGTCCCGAATTTCTCAAGGTGCTGGTATTTTTTAAATTCCATGTTTTTAAATCCTTATACTAATAAATATTCGGTTATTAAGCTGTCTGTTTAAATCCCGTCATGTGGTGGTAGGCTGCAAGGCATTCCTTCATCGTGCACCAATAAATATCCATGCAAAAACCCAAGGCTGTTAGGTTTAAAAATATTTCCCCGCAACTCTCACACATAAAGGAACTCGCTGTTTGAATTTCCTCCCCCTTGCACCGTTCTTCTATTTCATCTGTGGGGT